ATGCCAGATCAAAAAGAAAGTGAGAACACCAAACTCACTTGTGAAGAACAAAAGGATAATGAACTGGTTTCTCGAGTAATCGAAAATCCAGAGGTCTTAAACAGGGTTTTGGATAGTCCGCAGGTGCGGGCTATTGTTTGCCAGCATTTTCAGGGGCCTGTTCCGCCACCTTCAATGCTTAAAAAGTATGATCAACTGGTGCCAGGGCTTGCAAATCGACTTGTTGAGTTGACCGAAAAAGAGCAGGCTCATCGCCATAAAACAGTGGCTGATAGCATTGATATTGCCAGAGATGGTCAAACAAAGGCTTTTTGGTTGGCAATATTGATCATCTTAGCTGCCACTGTCTTTGGCGTCATGGGGGAGACAGTTCTTGCCGGAACTCTCGTTTCAATAGATCTTGTTGCATTGGTTACGGCATTTATTGTTGGAAAACATTATTCTAAGCAGGAACCTGATCAAGATTAGTCTCCGAACCCCGGTTGATGCCGGGGTTTTTACACTAGCAAAGTAATATCAACATTTTTCAGCTGTATTTATTTCGTCAAACAACCAATTTAACCCATTCCTGACCACGAGTATCGTTATAACGATCGGTGGTTGCCTGGACTTTATGTCCCAGTAATGTTTTTGTATCGATACCCTGTGCACGGTACAGCCGTTCTGATAGAGAACGTTGTTCATGAAATGTTGGCGGAGTTTTTCCTGCTGGTGGAATTATTCCAGCCAGCTCCCGCGCTTTGGCAAAGTAATCGCTCAGGTTGTCTTTACTCATTGGTTTTGGTTGTTTTTGGTGCCGACTATGAATCAGGTATGGACTCAATATTCTGTCCCTGCATCCATCAATCACTTCTTTTAGCGATATCCCAATGGCATCACAGCGTAGCGTCAGCGGTAACGCCAGACGCATTCCAGTTTTTCCCTGGGTAATATGCAGGTGTTCGTTCCACACATCTGAAAAACGCATATGGCAAATGTCATCACGGCGCTGACCAGTAACAATCGCAAGAAGCATTGCGTTACGGATAAAGTGTTTTTCAGGCGTTGCGTTGTAAATTTTTTGCCAGTCTTCCAGGGTGAGTCTGGCTCTGGTTACTTTAGGGATCGGTTTACGGGTAGCCTCCGGAGGATTCCATCCAGGAGGAACTTCCCCTGCATGCTGTGCTTCTTTATAAATATCAACCCATAATCCACGATTTACTCTCGCTGTGCTGACCATGTCTTTATCCAGCCACTCATCCAGTATTAATGCAAAGTCTCTTACTTCCAGTTCTTTCAATGGGTGGTTTCCCAGACGGGAAACCAGGTATGCAGCCATTCGAGTTTTTTCTTTGTGAGTTGTAGCTGCAATATCTCCATTTTTCAGTCGCGTGTCCTGTATTTTCAGATATCGATCAACCCATGCCTTTAATCTGATACCCCGACGTTTTGTTGCTGATGGACTTTCATCAATTTTGCGCATGAAATATTCGGCTTCTGCTGCAGCTATTCGCTGATTGGCTGTGGAAGCGATTCTTTCAGCTCTGCCTTTGTCTGTTCCGAGTCCGTGAAATTTTCCAGTCACAGGGTTTTTATACTGGTAGTAAACTCTGCCAGTTCTGCGATCAAACTTTTCGTAAAGACCGGCTACGTCAGTGCTGTTTTTTCGTGGCCTCGGTGACATGAGTTAAAATCTCCTTCAGTGCATCATCATCGCCAGTATGAATTTCCGGCGCAATTCCCGTTTCACCAGGTCCAACAAATACTGCCCGGCGATCTATCAGCCAACGTCCACGAATTTTTTGTGGTCTTGGTACGATGTATCCAAGTTTTCCGTATTTCACCAGGGTAGTGTTTGTTATTGGGAGACTGAACCGTTTGGGTTTCCACTCATCGAGCGTTATCAGGTACTGTTCGCTCATGGTTATCACTCCGGAACGCGCCAGTTGCAGAATACCAACTACAACTGGCGACGGTTGAACATTAAAAATCAGCCTGATTCGGGATCAGTTTTTGTATCGTGGCTGTAACGTATTTCGCCTGGTGACGGGCATCATCCAGCGCATGGTGGCGCACGCCTTCAAATGGAATAACTGTTCTGGCATCGAAGCCGATAGTTTTTCCCAGTTCAACGATTGTACGTACATCGCGATCGTTGTAGTAACGCCACGGGCAGGGGATATTCAGGCGTTCGTACGAGGTTCGTAAAATAGTGTTGTCGAAAGTTGCACCATTGCCCCATACCTGAACGAATTTTTCATCCGAGTACTCATTGATGAATTCCCGAAATTGAATAAGAGCGTCAACCAGTTTTACCTGATCAACTAAAATTGCAGATCTGGCTTCGCTGGACTGAGCAAGCCACCATTCGATGGTGGAACCATCAGGAACAGCACCCGTGTCCATAGCGTCAACCAGGCTGATAACGATATAAAATGTTGGCCCGATTTCCCCGGTCTGCGGATCGAAGAACACAGCACCAATAACCACGATGGGGGCATTACTTTTTTTACCCATCGTTTCAAGGTCGATCATCAGGTGGTACCACACTCTGCTGGTGGATGTGATAACGTGATGACCGTTCACCGCAATTAAGGGATCTGCCGTCTCGCCAGTTTCGCTATCGCTGGCGTGGTCCTGATAGCTGCCAGCATTCTCCTTGTGTGGATGTTCAGCGCCTTCCATTTCCTCCGGATCTTTTTCCTGAGATTCATCCAGATTTTCTTCATTAAAGGTTTCCTGATACGTTGCGTCGCCCATCACCGCACCACAATCAGGGCAGTTGCCGCCGCTGGTCTGACCGCAGGCGGTGCAGGCTTTTTCCGGCTCCTGTTGCGCATTTGGGCTGTTTTGTTCCGCTTTCTGGTCGTTCTGTTCCGTTTCTTGCTGGTTCTGATTCACTGAATCGCGGGTTTCAATCCCCTTCACCCATTTCGGATCATTCGGGTCGCTAATCCCTGCAACAAATTCACCACGTGATACAGCAAGCAACTTATTGGCGTCAGGCTGGCTGATATTGGCTGCCTGCATAATTTTGTTTACTTCGTCAGCGGTAACTTTTACCGGCTCTGGTTGTGCGATCGTGTCAGATGCACCAGTATTTTGTTGTGAACCTGAGTATGTGCCGTTTTTGCGGGCAAAATATTCTTCTTTCGTGATTTCAGTAGCCCCTGCAGCCAGCGCCTTATTCAGACCAGAAAGTTTGTTTGCACGACCATATTTTTCGCCATCCTTATCGGTGAAAAGGAAGTAGAACGGCCCCTCACGCTCTACAGATGGTTCAGTTTCCAGCGTGCTTTCATTTTTTTGGGTATCAGATACTTCAGTTTCCACTGCATCAGTTTGTGCTGCTGACGGCTGGAGAATATCAGCAGTGTTCTGGTCTGTTTCTTCATCCTCAAACACGCCCTTTGTCGCCAGGTATTCAGTGATGTATTTGTTCAGTGCCACGGGATCTTTGTGAATGTCGATCGGACGCTCACGGACAAGGCCAAAAATAGTCTGACGGTCGTAGCGGACGGCATCGGGTTGTTTGCGCATTGATGCGGAAATGCGCTTCCAGTCTTCGCGATCTTTGTCGATAACTTCATTTTTTGCCCAGCGATGGATGCTGCCGTCAATGTTTCCGGCATTAATATCGCCAGGCCACAGAGCGTAGGCCAGTTCTTCATCCAGCGTTTTCCATGTCTGCTTGTATTCGCGACGAATGGCGGCAGTGGCGGGGTTGATTTTTCCTGCTGAGTTTTCAGTGTGCTGCCGGTTGACTCTGGCGCGGGCAAGATCAACAACAGACGTGTATTTCCCGGTTTCTTTGCGTTCGGCTTCGCGACGTTTTTTCCAGGTGCGTAATTCTGTCTGGATCTCAGGCCATTTTGCACCCGGCTTACATTTATGTTTAACCCATCCGATGGCGAACAGCTTTAGTTCTGAATACATGACGTTAACTTCAGGCATTTTCATCAATGCCTCAACGATATGCCCGTCGAATGTTGCCATGTCCTCCTGCAACAATTCCTGTGCACTAATCACCATATCAACGGTGATGTTTTCACATGTACCGAACTTAACCAGGACCGCGTTCTGTACTTCAAGGGACAGCTTGTCAAAATTGACGTTCATCGGATCGGTTTCTGGTTCGATCGGGACAAAAGAGGCTGACTCTTCATCCCAGCGGTTTTCCAGCATATATTCGGTATCCCAGGAGTTGATGGCAGGGCGGGGCATGCCGGGTTTATCCTCGCAAACAAGAAATTTATAAGCGCAGTCCTGAGCAGCCGGATATTGCTCCAGGAATTGCCAGGTAAATTTGGCACGGGCGCGGCGTTCGTCGCCGGCTTCAATGGCAGTGGCTACAGCGACTGCACCTTCTTCCTTTATTGCCTGTTCGTCCGGAATGGCGGCGCAAATAAAGACTTTACTCATTTTGTTTTAACCTCATTACAGATTTAAGGGTGAACAAATCCCTGCCATTGCTGACATATAAAAATGAAACCGGATATTAATTACGGTGCTGTTTTAAGTCCTGCCGGGATTTCGTTATTGTCCATGCGAATAACTTTATCAACCGGATAACAGTTGCCGGGAATTTTCTGTTCCGCTGCGGCAGCCATGCATTCTTTCATTGAGTCATGTATACCAATAACAAGATCGACTGGTTCGCCTGTATTAAGAAAAACTGTCAGAACGAGTGCAAATGCTGTATTCATTGTCAGCGTCCTTTTTGCATCAGGCGTAAACGGGCCAGCATTGAAACAATGCATATTTGATTTAATAGCTCCCGTTCGTGTTTTCTCTTATTAATGGCATCTTCAGTAAATACAGGGTTACTGATTCTGACACCAATTTCAAAACAACCTTCAGACGTATTGACGTTTGGTAATAACGTTTCCATTATCGCGTCCTCAACAATGAATTTTGTGATGCGGTGCCTGGTGCCTCCGGGTGACGTTAACCAGTTAACAATTAACGCCGGATACAGAGAACCCACCCATAAGAACCAATACGGAAGTCAACTGGCCTTTTTAACTGTTCCGCGTGCGCTGAGCCGCATTCACCGCATCACAAAATTCACTTTAAAAAGGACGGACATCAGCCAGCAATGAAACTGATGCCGCCAAAAGGTAATCAACATGGGTTGTTGCAGCGGGGTTGTCACTCAGGCGTATGGTCAACCTGACAACCCGGTGTCCTCAACAGGGGGAAGGAATAACCCCGCCATACGTACCGCCGCGCCATTTCGCGGAGTGCCACAACCGGAAGCGCACGGTCGAATTAAATTTAACGACACCGTACAGTGAGACGAACTTCGCCGTGCGCTTTCGCGTTATGCCCTGATTTTTCAGGGATATATCCTTTCAGTAAACTGTCAGTGCCGGATTCTTATCCGTGTCCGGCGCACGACCACATGTGGCAGCGTGTTGGTCTCCATTTTTAACCCAGAACCTCAATGGAGGATAAAATGTCAGACAAGTTAATTAACCCATTTACCTATCCATCTGTTGCAGCTTTGAACTTAACAGTTGAGTTAATTCGGGCTGGCAAAATGTCATCCCCTTCAGAGGCGGCTAATTCAGTTATTACAATTCGCAATATATTAAAAGAAGAAAAACAAGCCGCTATGGAGAAGACTGATAAAGAGCAATAAAGGCTTCTCTGATTTCTTGAGCCAGTTTTTTAGCTGGCTCTACCTTTTCTGTCTCCCCGTTCAAAATGAGAGATTTCAGTGTTTCTGCGGCGATTTTCTGAGTGTCTGGAGGTAAATCTTTAAATTCCATCTTTAACCCCGTTAGTCGATAGATTTTGTCGAACTGGAAAGCGCCTGTTTAAACTCACCGAAGCTGAGAGCTTCTTCGCCTTCGGCAAGGCCTTCGAAGTATTCTTCGTAAGCCTTTTTCATGATTGCGTCGAAATCCATATCACTCACCTGAATTTCTTTCCAGCCAGCGACGTGCGCCAGTTTCGGTTTTAAACGTTTTGCTTTTGGTATACGTCATCGCGGTGAACGTTCCGTCATGGTTGGGGAACACGCCGTACACCAGAGATTCGTTGTTGCCAAGATCGATAGTATCCATGCTGACCTCATTTCCCCTTAACGCTGGGGTAGCGGAACTGTTTGCTGAGAACACCGTGCGGTGTGTTGATGCAAATAAGATTAGCCATGGCTAACATATAGGTCAAGTTATTTTGTATGTTATGGCTAACATGATTGATGTGGTAAAAGATAACTCATTGATGATGTTATCTTTTATTTGTCCGCTGACGGGCTTTTAGTAATTCTTCAAAGAGTTTATTGAAGTTTTTTACTCGAGCTCGCATTTCGGCGAGCTGGGTATCCTGCTCTGATTCTGGCAGTGCATTAAACAGCTCAAGGAGCTCTAGTTCTTTGGGGGATAAGGCAACTGGCTTCTCAACAGGTGGTGTTGGTTGCTTGTCTTCATCGCCAAATAGAATCCATGTTGGTGAGCATTGCAATACTTTGCTGAGGGCAAAAAGGTTCTTCCCTGTAGGTTCACTATCATCCCGTTCCCATTGTGATACAGACACATGGGAGATTTTCAGGGCTTTAGCAAGAGACCTTTGGGTGTGTTTGAGGTTTTTCCGACGATACCTAATGCGTTCGCCGATAGTTAAATTTTTTGTTTCCATAGTTAGCTAATGCTAAATCGTATTGACTATGTTTTTGTTAACATCTATTTTGTTAGTCATAACTAACAATAAAGGTGTTTTAAATGCTTAAAACTGACGCTCTTTTGTATTTCGGTTCAAAAACAAAACTTGCACAAGCAGCAGGTATTCGTTTGGCTTCGCTTTATAGCTGGAAAGGGGATTTAGTTCCCGAAGGTCGCGCGATGCGTCTACAGGAGGCATCTGGCGGGGAGCTTCAGTATGATCCCAAAGTTTATGATGAATATCGTAAGACGAAGCGGGCGGGGCGGTTGAACAATGAAAATCACTCCTGAACAGGCTCGTGAGGCTCTGGATGCCTGGATATGTCGACCAGGAATGACACAGGAGCAGGCGACGATATTAATCACTGAAGCATTCTGGGCTTTGAAAGAGCGCCCGAACATCGATGTTCAGCGTGTCACAGATGAAGGTGGCGCGGTTGATCAGCGAGCGCTTGGCGTTAATCGAGTGAAGATATTCGAACGCTGGAAGGCTATCGACACCAGGGATAAGCGTGAAAAGTTCAGGGCGCTAGTGCCTGCGATTATGGAGGCTATCCGGATTAGTGATTTCAGGTTGTATCGTGAGATCAGTGATGGAAAAAGTATTACGTACATGATCGCCGGGTTAAATAAAGAATATGGCGATGTGGTGGAATCCGGACTGCTTTTTGCAGATCCTGCCGTTGTAGATCGTGAAACTGACGAACTTATAGAAAAAGCAATTGCTTTCAAGCTTGCGTATCGACAGCAATACCAACAAAAAGCTGGATGGAATTATGAGTCTTCTTTTTGCTGAACGCCCACTGGTTATAAACACGCAGCTGGCAATGAAAATTGGCTTAAACGAAGCCATTGTTTTGCAACAACTGCACTACTGGTTGAGAGATACCAACTCCGGCATGGAATGTGATGGTGTTCGCTGGATTTATAACACAACGGAACAATGGCTGGAACAGTTCCCATTCTGGTCAGAGTCAACGTTAAAGCGCGCGTTTGCAAGTCTGAAAACGCTGGGGCTTTTGCGTTGTGAAAAGCTCAATAAATCAAAGCGCGATATGACCAATTTCTACACGATCAACTACGGGAGCGAGCTTTTAGATGGTGGCAAATTGAGCGAATCCATCGGTTTAAAATGCGCCGCTCCATCAGGTCAAAATGACACGATGGAAGAGGTCAAAATGAAACGCTCCATTGGTTCAAAACGACTCAATGTCATCGGGTCAAAATGGCCTGATGATCTTACAGAGAATACAACAGAGATTACTACAGAGAATAAAAAGACTTCTCGTCCGGAAGCTTCGCAACCGGACCCGCAGACGGTTGAACAGGATTTTTTAACCCGACACCCTGACGCGGTTGTGTTCAGTGCGAAAAAACGCCAGTGGGGCAGCCAGGAAGATTTGGCGTGTGCGCAGTGGATCTGGGGGCGAATCGTGAGTCTTTACGAGCAGGCCGCCAGCGATGATGGCGAGATTTCGCGACCGAAAGAACCCAACTGGACCGCATGGGCCAACGACGTGCGCACAATGCGGATGCTGGATGGCAGAACTCACAGACAAATTTGTGAAATGTTTGGTCGGGTGCAGCGGGATCCATTCTGGGTAAAAAATATCATGAGTCCGTCAAAGCTTCGCGAAAAATGGGATGAACTGGTTATCCGCCTGGGGCGTTCGTCTGTACAGCGTTGTGTGAATCATATTTCTGAGCCGGATACCGAAATTCCGCCGGGCTTCAGGGGGTAAGTGTTAATTTCTGGTCATGAGGTAATTTTCAGGAGGGCTTGTGGCAAAAGTTTTTACACAAGAAGAGCGGGAAAAAATTAAAGGGCAGGTTGTTGAACTCGTACGCCGGAGTGGGCGTGAGACGTTACGGCAACTGGAAGTCAAGACAGGTGCGACAAGATATCTGATGAGCGTTCTCGCAAGAGAGCTGGTTGCCAGCGGCGATGTATACAACTCTGGTTACGGGTTATTCCCGTCTGAACAGGCGCGTAAGGACTGGCAAAATGCCCGTAAAAAGCTCTCAAGGGTAAAGCTGAAGGAACCATCTGCGGTTGATCCGGACCTTATCTGGTCATTACCTGACGGAGAAATACGTCGTTACGACAGGCGTCATAATATGATTTGTACTGAGTGTCGTAAAAGCGAAGTTATGCAGCGCATATTGTCGTTTTATCAGGGGGATGTCCGGTATTTATTGAAGTGACGAGATTAAAGTGCATTAGTTCAGATGCAAATTGACATTTTGTGGCACAGGGTAGAGCTAGCGTGGTTGTCCGCTTTGTGCCAAAAGCAGACATTGATAACATTGAGATATGTTAATTTATAGGGAGCAGCTCAAGGCCATTGGAGCTTCCAGTTTTTGCCCCTGAAACCGTTCCCGATGAGTACTTCCACCTGAAGACTGCGCAGTCTTAGTTTTCGTTTCCTTTAGTTTATCCCTTTATGATACCGATAAAAACTTTTTTGTAATTTCTGCTGCCGTTTTCTCCATGCTGGGATATACAGTGCTTTCGGATATATTAAGCTGTGCCAGCTCTTCCAGAATTTTATTTTTGTTCGCTATCTCCACTCTGTTAAGAGGAAACTCAGCATCTGTTTCCGGTAAAATGGGATCAAGTCCGAACAGAAGAAAAGCTCCTGCCTGAGATTGTATGCGTTCATTATTTATTTTTGCCTTAAGGAAAACAACTTTCTTTAAGTCATCAGGGATTATTCTGTTTCTGAAATATGATTTTTCATTCTGTATAAGGTCTGCAAGTTTATCAGTGAGTTCAGGTAACTCCATACTACCTTTTCTGGCATCAATGGAAGACAATTTTTCCAACTCTTCGTAAGATAAAAGTGATAAGTTTGCTATACAGCTCACTGTGTCTGAGTCGAAATATTTAATTTTCTTTCTGTTTGTTGAAAACGCAATCACCTGTCCGTTTTCATCGGGGTTCGAACAGCAAGCAAAATATAATGCTATCAGTGGGTTAGATGTAATGTCTAAGAGTCTTGTAGGCAAGCCATAATGCTGCATGCGGACAAGTTTATCAATCGTAAATTTATCCTCCTTAAATTCATTTGGTCTTGCGCTGAGTATTTCACGTACTAAATCAGATTCTGAAGCAAGATGCCTGTACGTCCCGTTTTGATTTTTTCTGTAAAGAGAGGGGACAAGCTCATATGAGCTTTTAGAGTGTCCACGATAGAAGGTAATGAGACCATCACGAAAGTTTTTCTTAATGAAATTAAGATAATCTATAATATTCTCGACTACTGGGTATGTTTGTTTTTTTAATTTGATTGTACCTTTCAGATGGCTATTTTTTTTGTTTAAACCAAGTAATTCCAGAACAATATTCAAATCCTTATTTTTTACTGCCCAATGTGTACGACTTAACCCGAAAGATCCTAGTCCTAGGGTTTCTTTATATAATGTCGTTTGGGGATTCGTTATTTCTCCAAAATCATGATTAATCTTGAAAGAAAATAAAATATCGCCACCATCTTTACGTAAATTTCTTATTTCCCCAAGCCTGATCCTGATGTACTTGTTTGTATCATATTCATCATCTTTTGTATAAATTTCGGTCATGAACAACACCGGTAGCTTGGCGAGTACTCTTAAGGTATCGGGTCTTATTGGTGTTAATTTTCTGTAAATATTGCTTGGGGTGCCTTCCAGCATGCGGGACATCGAGAAGCTTTCCTTGCCTTCTTTAAGCTCAGGGTCCATACACGGCCAGCGGTCAAAAACGTCCGGTTCTCCGGCCATGATTAAGCTAAACATCGCAATCTCCTAAATTTACTTACTAAAGTCAGTGTATTTTTATCATGTTGCTTCATTGTGTATGAAAGTAACATTGGTTGTCCATGCTCGTATGCCTCTCATAATTCACAAATTTGCGAATATTTTTTATAAAAATTCAAAACTGATAGGGTGACACAATCAAAATTCACAAAGTGAACCTGCTTCTAATGTGGTTACGGTACGATCATGTGGGCAATTTCCATTGCTGAAAACTCCGGGATCAACCATGATGTATGAGCTGTAGTATGAAGTCTCTTGCTATCCGGTTAAGTAAATGTCTGCTTCTCACTCAAAGCGGACTAGAAGGTTAGCTTGCGTCGGACTTGGCGTATTTAAAGAAGTGCTGGTGGTAACTGGTTGTTGTGTTCCATTTCTACAAAACAAAATCACAGAAACTATACCCAATAGTTATATTGAATCAATGATGAGACAGCCTCATATTTATCAGAACTGGTGTACGTCCAATACAGGAGGTTGTCGTGCTGGTTCTCAAATGTGCGCTAGCTATTGCGGCTGTAATGGCAATTTATTGTCTTGCTGTTGTTCTTACGGATCGCCTTACTGATTGATTTTATATTGGCGAGGTGACGGGAGTTAAGTAGAATTGCTGCGGGTGCTTGAGGCTATCTGCCTCAGGCATGAACACCAACGGCAGATAGAGAAAAGCCCCAGTTAACAT